AAGAGCAAAGTCTTATTGGTATACTAAAATACGGTAATAGTGCATTAGAAGCGCTAGAAATCAATCAGGAAGATCTTGTTGGTTATAAACCGTTAGGAGAATATGACTTTGTCGTTGATGGCAAAAGGTTGTATTGTATGAAATCTAATGATATTGTTATAAAGTATGAACGTCAAGGAAACGAAATTGAGTATAATCCAAGCTGGGCATAAAGCAGTTGAGGAATTAATCAAAGTTGCTAAAGAAGCTATTGTAGATTCTGATGATGACATATCTGCAGATCGTTTAAAAAATGCGGCAGCTACAAAAAAACTAGCTATATTTGATGCTTTTGAAATACTAAATCGTATTGAAGAAGAAAGTAATATACTAGAAGATATAATTGTAGATAAAAAAGAAACTAGCTTTAGAGGCTTTGCTGAAAAAAGATCTAAATAATGTATCAGCAAACTTTATATAAAATAGTTGAACCTATAAAACCACATGTCATTAAAAGACTTAACAAGTCTAGAAAATGGGAATATGGTTATAATAAAGAATACGATATTATAGTAATAAGCAGAACCGGTCAAATCGGTGAAATATATGAGATACAAAATCTTACTATTGCTTTGCCACTAGAAGATAATCCTTTTAAAAGATCTAACAAAGTTTTAGAACAATATTGGGAGGTGTTTGAAAAAAGGAAAGAATTAAAAAATATTAAAACAATATTTGATTGGAAATCTTATCCTGAAACGTTTAAACAAAAACTACACGATTACATCGATGAAGAATTTAAAAGAAGAGACGAAGGTTTCTGGTTTTATAACAAAGGTGTGTCTACCTATATTACTGGTACTCACTACATGTATTTGCAGTGGTCAAAGATTGATGTTGGGCAGCCAGACTTTAGGGAAGCAAACAGATTATTCTTCATTTTCTGGGAAGCATGCAAGTCAGATAAAAGATGCTACGGCATGGCATACCTTAAAAACAGAAGGTCAGGATTCTCTTTTATGGCGTCCGGTGAAACAGTTAATATGGCAACAATCTCAAGCGATGCGAGATTCGGTGTTCTCTCGAAATCTGGAGCGGATGCTAAAAAAATGTTTACAGATAAAATTGTCCCCATATCAGTCAACTACCCGTTTTTCTTCAAACCAATCCAAGACGGTATGGACCGACCTAAAACGGAGCTCGCGTATAGAGTCCCAGCGTCAAAATTTACAAGAAAAAAACTTGAAGCTAATGAAAGGCTTGAAGAAATGGTTGGACTCGATACAACAATCGACTGGAAAAATACTGGAGATAACTCCTATGACGGTGAAAAACTTATGCTCCTTGTACACGATGAAGCTGGCAAATGGGAAAAGCCGGAAAATATTCTCAACAACTGGAGAGTTACGAAAACCACATTAAGATTAGGTAGTAGAGTTATTGGCAAGTGTATGATGGGATCAACGAGCAATGCTCTTGATAAAGGTGGTAGAAACTACAAAAAACTATATGATGATTCAAACGTTACCAAAAGAAACCGCAATGGACAGACTAGCTCAGGATTATATAGCTTGTTCATACCTATGGAATGGAACTACGAAGGATACATTGATTCTCATGGATACCCTGTCTTTGAAACTCCAAAATCCGCAGTTAATGGCATCGATGGCCAAGCGATTGAAATTGGCGTCATTGAACACTGGGAGAACGAAGTAGATGGGCTTAAGGATGATCCTGACGCACTTAATGAATTATATAGACAGTTTCCACGTACAGAAAAACATGCGTTCAGAGATGAAACAAAACAATCTTTATTTAATCTAACTAAGATTTACGAACAAATAGATTATAACGAAGATTTAAAACATTCAGGTGTAGTTACTCAAGGTAATTTTCAATGGGAAGACGGAGTACAAGACACTTCAGTTATGTTTGTACCAAGTAAACAAGGTAGATTTTTTGTTTCATGGGTACCAAATATAAATCAACAAAATAGAATAGTTATAAAAAATGGTAGAAAATATCCTGGCAATGATCATATGGGCGCTTTTGGGTGTGATAGCTATGATATATCTGGAACCGTAGATGGTAGAGGATCAAAAGGATCTTTACACGGTTTAACTAAATTTAGCATGGAAGATGCTCCGCCAAATTTAATATTTTTAGAATATATATCAAGACCTCAAACAGCTGAAATATTTTTTGAAGATGTTCTTATGGCTTGTGTTTTTTATGGTATGCCAATACTTGCTGAAAATAACAAACCTAGATTATTGTATCATTTTAAAAGAAGAGGTTATAGAGGTTTTTCAATGAATCGCCCAGATAAAACAATGCATAAATTATCTGTAACAGAAAAAGAAATAGGTGGTATACCTAATTCTAGTCAAGATATAAAACAAGCGCATGCGGCTGCAATAGAGGCTTATATTGAAAATTTTGTAGGTTACAATAATGAACAATATGGCACAATGTATTTTCAAAGAACATTAGAAGACTGGGCTGCTTTTAATATAAATGATAGAACAAGGCATGATGCATCAATAAGTTCTGGCCTAGCTATTATGGCTTGCAATAAAAATAAATATAGACCTATCCCTGAAGTTACAAAACAATCAATCAATTTAAACTTTTCTAAATATGATAATAAGGGTGGAACATCAAAAATAATCAATAGATGAAATTAAACACTGGTATTAATAGTGCGTTTCCTAGTCAGATGGTATCTGAAGAGGAAAAGAAATCTGAAGAATATGGTTTGTTAGTAGGACAAGCTATTGAATACGAATGGTTTAGAGGAGGTAGAGTAAATGGTAGTAGATGGAATACAGGTTATCAAAATTTTCATAACTTAAGATTATATGCTCGCGGTGAGCAAAACGTACAAAAATACAAAGATGAATTATCTATTAACGGTGATTTGTCTTATTTAAATTTAGATTGGAAGCCAGTGCCTATTATACCTAAATTTGTAGATATAGTTGTTAATGGTATATCAACTAAAAATTACGAAATAAAAGCTATAGCTCAGGATCCTTTTTCATTAAAAGAAAGAACTGATTATGCGGATGGTATAATGAGAGATATGGCTATGCAAAATGAAATGAAAACGCTAGAACAAGCAACGGGTGTTAATACTTTCAATAGTCCTGATCCAGAAAGTTTACCTGGTTCTAAAGAAGAACTTGAAGTTCATTTGCAATTAGATTACAAACAAAGTGTAGAAATTGCTGAAGAAGAAGTTATTAATACTGTTTTAAATTTTAATAAATATCCATTAACAAATAAAAGAGTTAATGAGGATATTGTTACTATTGGTATTGGAGCTTTAAAAACATCTTTTAATAAATCTGAGGGTGTTGTTGTTGATTATGTTGATCCAGCTAATTTAGTTTATTCATACACTAATGATCCTAATTTTGAGGATATATATTACGTTGGAGAAATAAAGTCTATGACTTTAGCTGAAATAAAGAAAAAGTTTCCTTATCTTACAGATGAAGAAATGAAAATGATGGTTAGGTATCCTGGTCGTGATGGTTATATAGCTAATCCTAATTATGATAACGATTTAGTTCAAATATTATTTTTTGAATATAAAACTTTTATTGATCAAGTTTTTAAAATTAAAAAAACAGACTCTGGATTAGAAAAAACATTAGAAAAACCTGATACATTTAATCCACCTGAAAGTGATAACTTTAATAGAGTTTCAAGAAGTATAGAGGTTTTGTTTACTGGCGCTAAGGTGATGGGTGTTCCGCAAATGTTAGAATGGAATCTTTCTAAAAACATGACAAGACCTAAAAGCGATTTAACTAAAGTTAACATGAATTATGCTATATGTGCTCCTAATTTATATCAAGGTCGTATAGAATCTTTAGTAAGTAGATGTACTACATTTGCGGATATGATACAATTAACCTCGTTAAAATTACAACAAGTAATTCAACGCATGGTTCCAGATGGTGTATTTGTAGATGTTGATGGTTTAGCTGAGGTTGATTTAGGTAACGGAACAAACTATAATCCACAAGAAGCATTAAACATGTACTTTCAAACTGGTAGTATAGTTGGTAGATCTTTAACACAAGATGGTGATCCTAATAGAGGTAAAGTACCGATACAAGAATTACAATCATCAAGTGCTAATGGTAAAATACAATCATTAATTAATACTTATCAGTATTATTTACAAATGATAAGAGATGTAACCGGACTAAATGAAGCAAGAGATGGTAGCCAACCAGATGTTAATGCATTAGTTGGATTACAAAAAATGGCAGCTAACGCTTCTAATGTTGCTACTAGACACATTTTAGATGCTAGTTTATATTTAACCGTAAGAGCTTGTGAAAATATTTCATTAAGAGTTGCGGATATGATTGATTTTGATTTAACTAATAATGCTTTAAAATCTAGTATAGGTATTTTTAATACTGAAACTCTTAAAGAAATGGATAAGTTGCATTTATATGATTTTGGTATTTTTTTACAATTAGAACCTGATGAAGAAGAAAAAGCTATGATCGAACAAAATATTCAAATGGCTTTACAACAAAATCAAATTTATTTAGAAGATGCTATAGATATTAGAAATATTAAAAATACCGCATTAGCTAATCAAGTTTTAAAATTTAGAAGAAAACAAAAACAAAAACAAGATCAACAAGCTCAGCAACAACAAATTCAAGCACAATCTCAAGCTCAGCAACAAGCCACTGAAGCAGCCGCTTTAAATGAAGTACAAAAAAACGAAGCAATGACTCAATCTAAAGTTCAAATTGAACAAGCAAAGTCACAATTTGAAATACAGCGTATGCAAACGGAAGCTCAATTAAAAACTAAAATGATGGCTGAAAAATTTCAATACGATTTACAATTAGCCCAAATGCAAATGCAAGCTACTAAAGCTAAAGAAGCTGAAATAGAAGATCGTAAAGATAAAAGAACGCAATTACAAGCAACACAACAATCTCAAATGATAGATCAAAGAAAAAACGATTTATTACCTACGGATTTTGAATCCACTCAAAACAATTCAAGTGGATTAGGTTTAGAGCAAATGTCTCTATAAATTATTAATTTTTATTATATTATATTATGTCTGAAGTAAAACAAGAGGGCACATTTAAGGTTAAACTTAAAAAGCCAAAACAATTATCAAAAAACGATGAACCTATAAAAATAGATTTATCAAAACCAAAAAAAGAAGAAACAAATGCCATTCCAGTCGGAGAAACAAAGAAAGTGGTTGTGGGCGAACAAACCGGAGATAGCCCTGAAGTGGACAAACGAATACCAGAGTCCAGCCCGGTTTCTGAAATTAAAGAAGAAGAAGAAAACAAACCTATTGAAGAAAAAGTAGAAGAAGAAATACAAGAAATAGGCGAAAAAATCGAAGAAAAAGTTATTGCTCCAACACCTGAAGAGGCAAGAGAAGTAGCTAAGCTACCAGAAAACATAGAAAAAGTTGTAGACTTTATGAAAGAAACTGGTGGATCGTTAGAAGATTATGTGAGGTTAAATGCAGATTATTCTAATGTAGATAATGATACTCTTTTAAGAGAGTATTACAAACAAGCTAAGTCACACTTAGATTCAAATGAAATTAACTTTATGATTGAAGATAATTTTTCATTTGATGAAGAAGTGGACGAAGAACGTGAGGTTCGTAAAAAGAAACTTGCGTATAAAGAAGAGGTTGCAAAAGCCAAAAACCATTTAGAAAGTTTAAAGAGTAAGTATTACGAGGAAATTAAATTAAGACCTGGTGTTACTCAAAACCAACAAAAGGCTATGGATTTTTTTAACCGCTATAACGAAGAGCAAAACACAGCTCAACAACAACATGAGACTTTTAAGTCTAATACTAAAGATTATTTTTCTAATGATTTCAAAGGTTTTGACATCAACTTAGGAGAAAAAAAATTTAGGTATGGAGTTAAAAATCCTAATGAAGTTGCAACTAAACAATCCAATATTTCCAATACAATTAAGAAGTTCTTAGATGATAAAGGTAATGTAAGTGATGTTAAAGGTTATCATAAAGCTATGTATGCCGCTGAAAATGTTGACTTAATTGCAAAACATTTTTATGAGCAAGGTAAATCCGATGCTACTAAAGATATTGTTGCAAAATCTAAAAATATATCTACTGATATTAGGGAAACTCCTAACTCAGAAGTTATGGCTGGAGGATTTAAAGTTAAAGCAATCAGCGGTCTTGATTCTTCTAAACTGAAGATAAAAACAAGAAAATTTAACTAAAACTAAAAACAATTAATTATTATGGGACAAATTTCTCCTGTATTTGGGTCGGTTATACCTTCTCAAAAACAACAACTGCTAGCTGGAAACTACCTAGCTTTTAATGGTGGTGCGAATGATTTCATTCAGCAGTACTTACCTGAGGTTTACGAAGCTGAGGTAGAAAGATACGGAAATAGAACTTTAAACGGTTTCTTACGTATGGTTGGCGCTGAAATGCCAATGACATCTGATCAAGTAATTTGGT